GAGAGGCCTTATCACCCTCATTTGATCCACTACAGGTTGTTGCTGCTATACTTTTGCTCGTCTTGACAGGTTTTAAACGACCTGCCGTAATTGGTGCTATCAAGAAAGAGTTTTGCTGTGCAATAGGGAACATTGTGTTGTTGTTCCTGGGTCTCATAAACCTAAGTGAAACACCTCTGCAAGGGCAGAGCTATCTCCCCGAACTGGAGTGTGACGAGTCGGAGCCTAAGGATGAATTCCGAGGGATGTGTATGTCCGACACCGATTTCGGAGAATGGCCACAGCGAGGAGTGCTATTTTTCGAAGGACCGCGTCCACGCACGGATGGATGGGATGGAATCCCCCAAGGACAGTTGGTGTCCAATGTGCAGTGGAAGGAAGCACCCATTGAACCAAATGTGCTTCAGGTGTCTGGCGTCGGCCAATATGACACCGCGGGTCACCGATGGTTTTGCGGAATGGAAGAAGAATGGGATGAAACAAGCCACTTCTGTCCAGAGATCTCGCAATGCCACCGGCCGACCGGTACAGGCCACGAAAACCGCTGCCCAGGCTGCGGTGGGTACTGTATCTGGTGCGAAGACCTCCCCTACTAAGGTGTGGGTGCCGAGGGCATCCAGCGACGTTGCAGGTAAGGCGACTCAGGAACGGATTTCCCAGAAACGAGAGTTGGGACGTAAATCCGGGAAGTCGCGTTCACTTGTCGCTAGAGGGATGGGAGAGAGTCTCCAGGCTCAACAAGGCCATATAGATGCCTTGAAGGAGACCGTGAAGTGTATTTTAGAGGAGTCGAAAGAGGACGACGACTCACCGCAAAGTGGCAATGACGCATTTGATGCAGCAGCACCAGCGGGTGGGGACATGGGAGGTCCCTTGGAAATTGAACCTGAATTTCAGGTCCCAGTCGGAATGTCGAAAGCTTTAGTTGCGCAGGTCAAAAGTGACCTGGTCGGCTTCAAGCTAGTAGCGAAGGGTATAGATACGAAACCTATGGTAATCAAACGCTTGTATGAGAAATATTGCGTGCATAGAGTAGTTGATAACCCTACTGGCGTTGTAATAATAGGTAGGGAGCGCTTTGATGGATGCCATCTTAGACACCACGTGCAGTCTTCGGATGACGTGGGGGTAGAGGCAGATTGTGATTGCGCCCCGGGCCAGGAATGTAACGACTGTGGATGTGCCAGAATGTATGTATTGGTAGACGCTGTTGACAAGTATTCGCCGCGGAATGTGGCAGAGCTGTTGTCAAGCGAACCGGCACCTCAGGTTTATAGTGTACAGTACGAATATCGAGCGGCCCGTGGGGGACACCACGTGGCCCCCGGTGGGTTGCCCGAAGTGCGTTGGGAGCGCTCTGCGGACGGATTGTGGGTAGAGGATGATCAGCATATGGGCCGTTACGTTAAGGACCCTGCTGATTGGACCCGCACGGGAGCATGCGCCGTTGATGGTTTGACACTGTGCTGGAACGTTGTTTCCAGGTGTGGCGACTGTCAGGTTGTGCGCTACTTCCTGGTCGATACGGTGGTTGCCGATGGGCTTGAGAAAGACCCGTTGAACGACAGCTACTATGGCGACACGACACCGGATCAGGTCGGTCTTGGAGACCCTCGCGCAGCCGAGCTCCAAGCGATCGTGGTACCTATAACCAAGATGTACTCCGCTGGAGACATGGTTTACTGTATGGTTGATGCCCAGCAGATTTTGGTGCCAAAACAAGGAGTCGGCCACATAGCGTTGTGGGCCGCAGGCAAGCCGCGTGAAGCTCGGACTTACACGGATGCTTTTATCCAAGCCAGGCAGTGGCTGAAAACAACCAGGCTAACCACGCTTGAGCGGGCAGATTGTATCCCGTATATGGTAGCCTTTGGGTTGGTCCGCACCCTCAACACCGAGGCCAAGGCCATTGGGTGTTTGGCAGGGCATGCTCAGGACATTGCCATCCATAATGAATTGGTTGTTAATCCCTTCGCCGCGCCAATGAGCGCGATGACTAGAAGGTGGACTTGTTGGTTTGTAGATAATAAGAGGTGGATCACAACATTGCTGGGGACCGGGTCAGTCCTTGCTACGGCATTGTATGGATTCTGGAATAAGGGAAAAGTGGTGCATACCTTGCTAGCTTGGCACCAACTCCTTACCAAAATGAAGATTGCTCCCGGTACCTCTCCGGTTTTGTCCGTGCTGCTCTGGGTTTTGAACGCGTTGGTGTCCCATATGATGGGCAAGCGCGCCCCTAGAGTAGCAGGTCCCTTGCAGACATATTGTTCCCGCGGGCGCGAGTTGAAGCCGATGCGCGACGGGGCCAAATGCCGCATACGTAACGTTGACATAGCTCCCCAGGCAGAGAATTGCGATGACGTTGATTGCCAAGTTACGGAAGGCCCTTTCCATATTGGGCTCGGGATCGCTAACCATATACCTGTGGTTGCTCGGCATTGTATACACAATGACCTGGTTGCTGTACGCAACCGCGGCATATGCCGTCGAGAACCACCTAGGCTGAATTGGTGGCGTAGCACGGGGCGGATCAGGATGTTTGGTTTGTTCGGAGGAATAGGGCCCGTTGAGGCCACCGAACGAGGCCTTTGGATCGCCCGCTACCCTGGCACGAAGAGAAGAGAGTTGGACCACGATTACGATAATTCTAGCCCTGATACGGACTATTACGTGGCCACCCACCGTAAAGCTTTCACCAAGACGGAGTGCGCTGAGAAACGCACTGATCCTACTGAGGACGAACCGTTTGGTGCCATTGAAGGTTACGATGCCCGTTTGATTCAGGGCTGCCTTCCTGGGTACGTTAATGCAACAGGGCCCTTTGCTCATGCTTTTTCTAAAGCATGCAAGGGTGAGCATGGTAGTACAACTTACGGACCGGGTCTAAACGCTAAGCAGCTGGATGATTGGCTTGATAATGCCGAGAATCATTTTGATGAACCAGTGTGCTACGTTGACTCGGATGCAGTCAGGCTAGACGCAAGCGTCGATGCTGACTGCATTCTCGTCGAGGCCGATCTGTATGAGCATCTAGGCGCTGATGAAGAAGCGGTGCGGATGTTCAAAGCAGATTCCGTTACACATGGTGCCACACCAGAAGGCATCGTGTATGAGGTCGAGGGCACAGTGCCCAGTGGTAAAACCACCACGACCTGCGGCAACACAGTGGCTGTAATAACCGTGATTGAGGAGGCCTTGGACAGGATCCCACACAAAGCCATTGTTGCCGGTGACGATGCCGCCATCCTTGTACCTCTTAGGTTGGTGAAGCTGGTCTTGAAGCTGCTTGCTGAAACCGGGCGTGATGCCGGTTTCGAGTTTAAGCTGAAGGCTTCGCGCGAGCGGTGCGATATGGAGTTTTGTAGCGGCAGGTGGTGGCCGGCAAGTACTCGCACTGGTTTCGCGTTCGGACCTAAGCCTGGCAAACTACTTCCTAAGTTGTTCTTCGCAACTACCAAGAACGCAGTT